GAGGTTTCATTCTCTCAGATTCTTTTATTTTTACAGCTCCACCAATAGCGGCCGCTGTATATAAACTTAACCAAGGATTAGCAGCAATAAATCTTCCAATTTGAGGAATAAATCCTCTGAGCATTTTAAGAGTAGTTCTTACAAACTTACCAAAAGGTGTAGCAAATAATCCATATGCAGTCAGTAATGCAGGCCACCAATCCTTTAAAAATCTACCAAGAGATTTTACTTTATCTGCATTCTTAGGATCACTAAACCATTTTACAAGTTGATTAAATGCATAACCAAGCAAAGTAAACTTAATAAATCTAAAGATGCGATCAAGTATTCCTTGAGCTGGAGCAATAATTTTCTTTGCAAGTGACTTTAATTGAGTTAGAGGTTTTTCTAGATCCCCTTCGCGTTGTCTTCTTCTACGATCTTCAGATTTCTTTTTCTCTTCTTCTGTTCTCTTTTTCTTTTCCTTATTTTGAAGTGTCAAACTTTTTAAAATATCATCCAGTGCTTTTTCAATATCTTGTATATCCTTAGAAGAATCTTGTGTTTCTGTAGGAGTTACTGGAACAATCGCTTTACTTGCAAGAAAAAACTTGTCTCTAGAAATTTGTATTGGTCCAGTTGTACCTATAGTTTCTGCTGTTATTTTTTTCTTATTTAATTTAAATCTACCAGTTTTGCCCTTTACTCTTTTAAATTCACTGACAAGTAACTCATCTTCTTCAGTAGAAAGTTTCTTATCAAAACTTCTTGAAGCAACTAATTTTTCTTTCAGAAGAGAAGTGTATGTACCATAGTCAATATCAAAAACATCCTCTATCCCAAGAAGTTTTAAAATTCTTTCATCTATATTTTCATCAACAAGATCCGTTTCTTTAGTACCTTCATACAAAGCAAGAGCGGATTCTTTCTTAGCTTCCGCTCTTATACTTGCAAGTAGGTCGTCCAGATCGTCAGGTCCCATTTTGTTGCTGTTTTGTTTTTTCTTCTTCTAGATAATTTTTCAACATTGCAACATAAACATCCCTTTCCCAAGGCATCATGTTTTCAATTTCCCATAATGAATATTTATGATACTGAATCAAAGCAAAGTTCAACTTATAAAAATTTTCAAGGTCCATATGGACCATACTTATGCGAAAAAACTGGATAAACCCTCCAGAACAACTTCACTCTCAACTTCAGTTTTTGGATTCTTAACCTTCACTGAATGCGAAAGTTTAGGCATTGTTTCAAAGAACTTTTCAATCTGCTTGAACTGAGACGAATTCATTTGTTCTAAAAAGTCAATAAGTTCTTTCTTAGTGACATCGCCAGAAACCCAAATTTCATCTTCAGTATAAATTTTATCAATACAACTTGCAACAAGATCAAAAGATTGATCCATATTTGCATCACCAGAAAAATCAAAATTATTTTTAATGAATTGATCCAATGAAGGATATTTCATTTCCATAATAATATTATCATCTACTTTAATTTTATTTGTATGATCTTCATTCTTTTGAATTTTGATTTCATCAATATTAATTTTTACGGAAACATAAGTTTCCCCATCATCCGGACAAATAATATTAACTTCGACTTCTTCTCCTACAGATTTACCTCGAATATTTAAAAAGAGATATTCAATATCAAAAGTAGGTAACGATTCTACTTTAATATTTTTTGTTAGAATACAACTTTTAATTACATTTTTAATTGCTGTTGTAATCTCTTTGGTATTCTCGCTTTCTAATGCAAGAACAAGAAGTTTTTCTTCCTTAACTAAAAAAGGTCTATATTGAATTTCTTTTCCAGTAGAAGGAAGTTCCAACTCATATGTTGGTGTAGAGATCTTTGGTAAAGGCATAATGACCTATAGATGTTTCAGTGTGATTATTTATTAAGCAATATTTGGTGGCGCAAATCCCTCAAATCCAGCTCCAACAAATCCACCAACATTTCCAGGGAGTTGCTGTAAACCAAAATTATTTTGTAATGGGCTTTCGTTACCATTACTAGTATTAATAGTGTTTATATTATTCATAAAATATCTGATGTAACTGAAAGATACTGTACATTTCAACAATTGTGAAGAGTCATAAGATACTGGCATTGAATTAATTGAGATTGGATATGCGCCAATAAAAGTATACTCAACAAATTTATCAAAATCTTTTTCAAATTTTTGCACATACATATCAACTCTATAATCATCTGGAAATTTTACTCTGTAGTAATAATTTCTTTTTGCTTGATCTTTATATTGATCTTCACCTACAGACCAAGACATCCAAGTTTCAAAAAATTTGATGATCTTATAATCATGATCAACATAAAAAGTAAAATCTATTCTATCATCATATTGTCTTCTGTAAACATGTCTCTCAGTCACACCAGTGAAATCATTATTAATTTCATGAGTTGCTAAAGAAGATCCTGGAAGAGACGCTTCGGAGCAAGAAAGAGTTAAAAGTTCTGGATCAATATCAGACTGTCGATCACCAAAAAATTTTGCAGCTTTATTTTTAATTTCTGAAGTATTAAAATAAACTGCATAATGGGAAGTTAATGCAGGTCTTAATATCTTTGACTTAAGTTCCGAAGTTGGATTAAATTTTGGTGTTTGACCTGAAGGCATTTGCCTATAAATATTTTTACTTATATATTATGTATATGAAAAAGATAAAAACACATTCGTATATTTGGGATACAACTAAATTGTGTGAAACATTCAATGTTAATGGAGCAACCATTTTATCCGAAACGTATGAATATATTTCCGGAAACCATTTTTCCGGAATGTTAGGCAAAAAACACTCAGATGAAACTAAAAAACAAATGAGTGAAATTGCAAAAGGAAGAAATATGAAAAAAGCAATTGAGTCTTCTTCAAAAAAAAGAAAAGGAAATCCTGCACATAATATAGGCTGCGAATATCCACAGTTTCAGAAAGGAGGAAAAATAATATCAAAAGATGGAAAAGTGGTAGAATTTAAATGCATATCCCACATATGCAAAAAATTAAATTTAAATCCAACACATCTAGGTCAGGTCTTATCTGGAAAAAGAAAATCTCATAAAGGTTGGAAAAATGCCTCGTGACTCCAAGTATCATCAGGGATATTTTCATCCAAAAAATCCAGAAAAATATATTGGAAACTCCCAAAATATAGTGTATAGAAGTAGTTGGGAACTAAAATTTATGCAGTGGTGTGATCGCTCACCTAATGTATTAAGGTATGGATCAGAAGAATTTTGTATTCCATATTATAATCCAGTAAAACAAAAAGTATGTAGATACTTTCCAGATTTTATTATTGAAGTTCTTGAAAATAATGGAAAAACGCAAAAATATGTGATAGAAATAAAACCAAAAAAACAAACAGTTCCTCCAGTTCAAGGAAAAAAGAAAAATAAAACCTATATTAATGAAGTAAATACTTATACAGTTAATCAATCAAAATGGAAATCAATTCAGGAATGGTGTGATGATCATTTAATTAAGTTTCGCATAATCACAGAATCTGAATTAGGCATAAAGTAATGGAAATCAAAGGGTTCGGGCAATATGTTGATTCAGGTTCAAAAAGAGTTAATGATCTAAAAGCAAGATTAAAAAAATACAAGTATACTGAACCCGATGATATTATGATGACAATTATGGAAGTCTTTCGTGAGGGAGACTTCGTTCCTGATGTTGGAAAATATTATACCTTTATATACTCAGCAAAAACAAAAGGATTAAGATATGATGAGTTCCCTTTGATCGCAACACTTTCAATAGAAAAGTGGGGATTTACTGGACTTAATTTTCACTGGGGAACAGTCAGAAATTATACTTGGTTTGAAGTAAATAGCAAATTATTAGAAGTTAAACAAAATGAAATTGACTATCTTCGTTCTCTCGAATATGCAAAGTTTAGAACTAAATAAATAAAAAACATCTATAAATGTCTCATACTCTACAAAAAATTGAGATGACTCATCATCTTATGGTTGAGGGAGATTTCTAATGGCAACTGTATATAAAGACACTCCACCCCAATATTTTAAACCAACTATACAAAATAATTCAGTTAATGCACAAGGATATTATGTAACTGTGACTGATGGAGTGACAACTGTATTCAGAAAAGGTAAGAATGCATCAGGTCAAGATGAAATTATAAATGTTGGAAGTATTCCAAAAGTAGGTAGCGGTGGATTTACAAATACTAGTAATGCAAGCAAAGAAGAAATACAATATTTTACTGCCAATGCAAGAAAAACAGTCAATGAGCAAGCAGTTCCTGTAGTAAGTAGAGGAATAGGTGGATCTGCTGGGGGAGGAAACGCTAAAATTAATCAAGTCTTAGGGACAAATTTAGCTTCAACATCAGCAAATCCTACATCAGGAACAAAACCTCCAGATCCACCACTATTACCTCAAGACATATCAGTGTCAATTCCTGACAGCGATATATCAAAATCTATAGATGAAACTTTAAAGGTAAATTTAAGGTATCCTTTAGGAATAAATTCAAACGATCAAGATAGAATAAAGTTTAGTGTAAAACAAATTATAGGAAGAACAGGTATTAATATTAGTGCAGATGCAAAATTTAATCTAGGAACTAGAGATCTCTCTAAACCATTGGGAACTGTTGTTTTGCCAATTCAACCATCAATTTCAGATAGCAATGGCGTTGATTGGGGCGGAGCAAATTTAGATCCAATTACAGCATATGCTGCAGCTTTATCGTTAGATATTGCTGCATCAGGAGGAAATATTGCAGGAGAAGTATCAAGAGCTTTAAATTCAGCTGCAGAAGAATTTAAAAAAGGTTTTGGTGGTCCAAATGATAAAGGTTACAAAAAAGCACTTCAAGTTTTCTTTGCTCAACAAGCAGTAGGAGCTCAAAACTTATTATCAAGAACTGGTGGAGCAATTTTAAACCCCAATCTTGAACTTCTTTTTAATGGACCAACATTAAGACCATTCAATTTTACCTTTAGATTATCACCTAGAAATAAACCAGAAGCAGAACAAGTAAAAAAAATTATAAATTTTTTCAAGAAAGCAATGTCAGTTAAAAAAGCAGCATCTGAAGTATTTTTAAAAGCACCAAATGTTTTTGAAATAGAGTATCAATCAGGAGATGGTAAGTTACACGAATCATTAAATAGAATAAAAACATGCGCTCTTCTAAATTGCGATGTTGATTATACTCCAGATGGAAGTTACATGACTTTTGATGACGAAAATAAAACAATGACCTCATACCAGTTAACTTTAAGATTTAGTGAACTTGATCCAATCTATAATACAGATTATACAAGTCATTCAATAGGATACTAAAATGTCAAGTTACTTCAGACAAGTTCCAGACTTTGAATATGTTAATAGAACTGCAGATGCAAAGAACATTTCAGACTATAGAACTGTAAAAAATCTTTTTAAACGCGGAAAACTAAGAGAAGATATTTTTGGAGATCTTCAATTTTTTACAAAATACAAAATCATTGGAAACGAAAGACCCGATAATGTAGCGTATAAAATTTATCAAGATGCTACACTCGATTGGATTATTTTATTGTCAAATAATATACTTAATGTTCAAACTGAATGGCCATTATCACAAATTTCATTTGATAATTATTTGATGGATAAGTATGGAACATACTCAAATATAAATGCGGTTCATCATTATGAAACAAAAGAAATAAAAGATAGTAATGAAATCATAATAGTTCCAGAGGGACTTAGAGTACCATCCAACTTTTCAGTAACTTATTATGATCGTATCCTAGGAAGACAAATAAATCGAACAAATATAACTAAAGAAATTACAAATTATCAATTTGAAGAAAAAATTCAAAATGATAAAAGAAATATATTTGTACTTAAACCTAGGTATCTAAATGTAATCTTAAATGACATGAATGAACTCATGAAATATAAAAAAGGTGCCGCTCAGTATGAGAGCGACACCTTAAAGAAAGGAGACAATATTAGACTTTACACTTGATCATTCTTCAGCAAGACGCTGGAAATAAGAAAGTGCATCATCTTCATCCTCATCTTCAGTAGTAATCTTTGGAAGAGAAGGAGACTTAGAACGAGCATAAGACTGCTCTAGTTCTTCTACAACTTTAGATTCAACGGAAGGAGATTGCTCATAACTAGCAAACTCATCTTCCTGTTCTACAACTGCACGAGAGCGAGTCGGAGAAGAATTCTTAAGACCGAGAACAGTGTTCATACGGTTCTCAAGTTCTTCATAAGACTTGAATTGATCAGGTGCAATAGTAGCAGCTAGAGAATATTGCTTCTTCCAGATTGCTTCAAGAGCATCATCATCACTAAGAAGAGGTTCGACAGGACCAAACTCAGACTTATCATAATTCCAATACCCATCTTTCTTTACGATCTTGAGTTTGAAATTAGCACCTTGCCAGAAGTCAAAAGGATTGATCGGAGTTTCATCCTCAAACTCAGGTTGCATTGCTTCCATGATCTTATCAAAGATCTTCTTACCATACTTAAACAGGAAGACTTTACCTTCGTTGGCAGGATTAGAAGGATCCTTCACAACATAAATGTTGCTGTAATAAGAGAGTTTACGCTTTTGTTTGCGAACGATTTCTTTGTTTGCTTCGGTTCCACTATTCCAGAGTTGTCGGTTATACTCAGAAACAGGATCTTTTTGTCCGATAGTGGTCAGAGAGTTCTCAATATACCAACCACCAGGACCTTGGAATCCATGGGAATAAACTTTAGACCAGGGAACATCTTCTCCTTCAGGTGCAGGAAGGAAACGAATCACTGCAAAACCGTTTCCAGTTTTATCCAGTTCTGGTTTCCAGAGACGCTCATCAGCACCCCCAGAAGTTGCACTCATCTTCTCCACTTCTTTTACCAGTTTAGAAGTCAGAGAACCAAGAGAGGATTGTTTTTTAAGATCAGCAAAAGACATTAGATTACCTCGGATTGTGTACGGATTTGGCTTTTGTGTACTTCGTTATTCTACAGGTCGGAACCTGTTTTGTCAATCTGTTCTTTCATCATCTCAAGCATCTTAGACATGTTATTGAGAATTATAGTCATATCAGTACCAGGAGGCATTCCCATCATAATCGCAGAATTGACAACTCGTTCTTTCATCTCAACTGCTTCGGGATCATCAGATAAACTCATTCTTGTATAAAGAACTTTTTGTTTATCTAAAAGAGTTTCAAGAACTTCAACATGTTGAAGTTTTTCTTCTTTGGTCATTGTAGGAAACTTGAAAATGTTTCCGTAAATTTGTTCTTGAAGTTCTGCAATTTGAGTCATTTCTGCTCGGACAACTTCGGAACTAAAAAAACTCATTGATCCTCCAGGACTATTTCTTTCAAAAGTTTTCGATAACGAAATACATCAATATTTAGAAATGGATTATATTTTTTAATTCTACGACTGACGGTTTCCCACACTGGGTCTTTAAGTTTCTTATCAAACTTATTCCCGAACAGGAATATCTTATCATATATCACTAGTGTTTCTAGGCTAATTTTCCCGCTCAGGAACTTTTTTAGAAGCGGTGGATGACCCTTTGAACACTTAAAAACATCTTCAAATTTATTTTCTTCAAATAAAGATTGACTTTCTTCTTTGAAAACATAAGAAAGAGACTGTACTTTCTTCTGCCAATTTTGATATCTTTCTTCCCCTTCTTTGATCATTTCCCCAATCCAAAGTGTTTCTGGATCAGGACATGAGACAAAGTTGGCAACAAAAAATTCTAGAACTTCTTTATCTGATTTTTGTCTTGAAATTTTTTCGAACCACATTCTGTCTTTGCGTTTATAAAAAGACTGAACGGTTGCTCTACTTTTACCACAATATTTAAAATAATCATAACTGTCTTTGGTAAAATGATTTTTCAAAGACAGATAACATTTGTAGGCATCAAAAGGCATCATCAAAAAATTAATTTTGCACGGGAGGTTTTTTTAAGAAAGTTCAATTCCATTGCTTCATACTTTATTTTTTCTTTCAATGGTTTTGATATGAGCTTTGGAACGGATTCCAAATCAATATTGTTTTGCTCACAGAAATAAACAATAGCATCAATATAATTCATTTCAGTATTAACCTGAACAAGATTTTCAATTTCTTGAGCAAAACTTGATGGGCAGAAGAATTTACTTTCTAACGCTTTTTCTAATTCATTCTCCATCTGACCTAGTATTGTGATGTACAAATTCTTTGATATACCGAACTAATAGCTTAATATAATCGTCTTTGTTTCTTTTGTCAAATACCTTTACCTCTCCACCAGGAGTCACCATAAGTGTAATGAGTTTCTTAATAGGTATTTCTGTCAATTCATAATATGCAGCAGCATAAAACATTTCTTGAACAAAATAATTTTCAATCCACTTTTCTGGTTTAATCTTATCTGATGTCTTGAAGTCTATAACAGCAAGTTCACCTTCGTATTCTGCAATACAATCGACTCTTCCCGCAAGTCCAAGATATTCTGAATAGAGTGTGCGCTCAATTGCATGAATATTATTTATCTTGTCCAAATATGGTTTTGCATGATGATACATGATTTTTGTCATGGGTTGATAATCATTCCACACAAGTTCTTTGTTTTCAAGATAATCTTGACAGACTTGGTGAAAGTCAGTGCCTCTTGCAGTTGCTCTTTTAGTAATACGATTTGCTTCTTCTAAACCTACTCGATTTCTCCAATCAATAAAAATTTGTCGATTGTAAAAAGAAGTAACCGAAGTAATTGAAGGAACCCAATCTCCATTTGGAAGATTATAGAGACGAATCCCATTCATCTCTTTTTTATTTAATTCAAGTTCACCTAGGTAATTATGATGAATAAATGTCATGCACCGATTTCCATTTTTGCGAGAATGTATTCTTTAACAAATCCTGAACGAACAATATCATCCACACTAAATTCAATAATATCAATTGATGGCATGATTCGAAGAATCTTCATGAAATCAACAATTCCATTTTTCTCATTTGTTTTGATGAGATCGGATTGAGTAGCATCACCACAGAAAAGAATTTTAGAATTCTCACCCACACGAGTAATGATTGAATCAAGTTCATGAAAGTTTAGATTCTGAAACTCATCGACAATGATGATTGCATTGTCTAGAGTTGTACCACGAATAAAAGAAGTGCTCCAGAAACTAATCGTACCTTGAGTTTTAAGATTTCCATAGAGCATTTCAAAAGAAGCTTCATCAGGCATTTCAAACATGTACTTCACCATGTTCTTATATGGAATCTGATAAAGACTTGACTTGTCTTCATGATCTCCAGGAAGGAATCCAATTTCACGAGTAGCAACCAAAGACCTTACGATATAAATTTTTTCATAAGGACTTTTTTCATCGAGAACATCTTTGATTGCATTATAAAGTGCAATAAAGGTCTTACCAGTTCCAGCGCAACCATAAGCAACAATGTTTTTATCTAACTTATAAGATTTAAAAAACTCTTCTTGATTGTCAGTAAGAGGTTCAATATTTCTTATAATGTCGAGATTGATTGGTTTCTTTCTCTTCATTTGCCTGTTGCTCATACCAAATGGAACTGGATTTTTAGGGGTGTTTTTTCTAGGCATATCAGACTGGTTTTACATTTGATCCTGGTACTTTTGATGCTTTGTATAGAACATCATTCCATCCAGGGTGAGATTTTTTAAGTCTATCATAGATTTCACCGACTTCTCCTGAATTGGGACAAGTTGACGGATCTGACCAATCCCTATCCCAATCTGGATTATCTATTTTCCACTGGTCCCAATCATGAACACTTAAAGTGACTTCTTTTTGTTCACCAGTCTGTTTATTAATAACAGGATATGTTGCCAATGTTACTTCTCCATAGTATGTAAGGATATTTATTCAATCGTAATTGAAGGAGCATCAGAGCATTCTGGACAGTCTTCACGAGTCCATCCAAGTGCTTCAGATACCGCAGGGAACTGGCAAGTAAAGATACAACGAACAAGTTCTGCAATCTCCATATGTTCCTTCTGCGTACCGTGTGCAGAGCGAAGATCGATGTAATGTATCCATGACCTTACAGAACCGGTCATATAAAGTCTTGTGGGGGTCGCCAAGGGCAGTACGAACCTTGCGCACTCCTTTGCTACTCCTTTCTCCAGAAGACGGTTGTAGAGTCTCAGACCCTGCTCAAAATGAACGCGGATGTCTTCGGTCAGAGTCAGTTTCAAATAGTCAGGAATGTCATCAATAGAGTTCTGACGATTCTTATTGTCTTGACGACGAAGTTCTGGTAGCGGAATAGTTTTATTCAGAAGATTTGTGTCAGCATACCGTTGTGAAAATTCTTGATATGTGAAAGAACGGTGTCGTAAGATTTGAGCTGCTAGACCGCGAGTGGTGTTAATCTCTACGGTCATACTTGCTTGCTCAAAGATACTCCAGTGTTGATGTTGAATACAGTACTTAAGGAGACCAGAGAACTTTTCATTATCCTGATTAGCAGGATTAGAAACCCTAGCACAGTATGCCATATGTTTCTCTGCATCAGGAGTAACACTAATCAGTTTTACTTCTGGTTTCATAAATTCAAATTCTTCAGTCAGCATATCCATCGTCATCGTCATAAAATACTTCGTCGTAATCGTTTAGGTAAGGTGCAATTTCTTCATATCGTGGTTCTTGTGTATAAGAATCCACATCAGAATTAATCTCTGACTTGAGACATTCTACCAGAGACTCAAGGTTTCTGACAATAATCTTAAGCTTTTCTTGATTCATGTTTATCAACCTCGACAAAGGTAATTATACACAAAAAAAAGAGGGGAGTCAAGTCCCCTCTTAAATCATTTTGCTGCTACCAGAGTAGCAAGAGATGCTTTACGACGCCTCTCTTCTTTTTGCTTTTGCTCTTTAATGAGTTGAAGTGCATTAAGTTTTTTCATTTTGACCTCTCCATGGAAAGTTTATTTCCATTTTCATCAACATAAAACATGGTTCCACGATAGATTTCTACTCGCGGTTCTTGTTTAAATGATTGATTTGGGCGGTTAGCAGTATCATATTCGATACCACGATATACTACTTTTGACATTAGGTTTCTCCTTAATGGTTTAGGTTAAAGAGCGTTCCTTCAGTCGGCGTTTGCGTTCGCTATTTGCGAATAGCGAATGAACGATCCGTTCCGCGTCGGCTTACTTCCGTCCTATTAGGTTTTAGCACTTTACTATGAAGTCCTTTCGGAGTTCTAATAACAATCGGTCCTCTATCTTTTGAATTACTACATCGTCGTTTTTAACGATGTCCATTAGTTCCATCGCGGTGAAACTAATGG